GTGTGACGTTGTGTTCCTAGATCACATATCGATCCTCATTAGTGGGGGAGCGGGTGACGTAGGCTCAAACGAGAGGGTCATGGTAGACCACATCATGCACACCCTTCGAGTCCTGTGCTCTGAGCTAGACTTGGCTCTAGTGCTGGTGTCTCACCTACGGCGTCCCGGCGGGGACTTAGGTCACGAGGGTGGCGCTAAGGTCTCACTGTCTCAGCTCAGAGGATCACATGCCTTGGCACAGCTTGCTGACGCCTGTGTCGCCATGGAAGTGGATGCCGATGAGCCTACAAGTGGTAGGCGTAATCTAGTGGTTCTCAAGAACCGTCACACAGGAGAGGTCGGTCCAGCCGATCAACTCCAGTACAACCGCGAGAGCGGAAGACTTCGCACAGTCTACAATGATGTGCCCTTCTAACGGCAGAAGCTAAATCCCAACCCGCACAAAAGTTTTTGCTAGTTGGGTTTTTGACAGCCTTTCCCAATGACAACTGAATACAAAGGAACAACAGCCATGGCTGAACAAACGTCATTCTATTTTGCAGGCACAGAGATGACTGGAACTCATCTTAAAGCATGTCGGCTCTCAGACCTCACCCACCTAGAACTGCAAGTCTACGCAATCTTACTAGGGGCCAAGCACACTGGCCTCACCAGAGATGAAATCATGCAGCGTATGAGTTTCCGAAGCGGCCACTCTGCCATGCAGTACATCCCCCGCCTCGTAAATCTGGGCCTCGCAGAGGCAGTAGGCAAACGCAAGGCATCCACAGGCTACGTTCAGACAATTTGGAAGGTGAGAACATGAGCAATAATCTATCAATGAATGCGTATCAGGCTGAGGCATCCAAGACTGGCATCTATCGCTGGAAAGTAATCTACCCGGCGCTGGGCCTGTCCAACGAAGCTGGAGAGGTCTTGGGTAAGATCAAGAAGCTCATACGAGACAAAGACATCACCTTCAATGAGATTGGTGATCTACCGGGGGCTGACAGAGCTGCTATAGCTGATGAGATTGGTGATGTACTGTGGTACTGCGCCATGCTGGCCAAAGACCTCAACATTAGTCTGAATGACGTTGCCAACATGAACCTTGAGAAGCTCGAAAGCAGAGCGGCTCGTGGTACGATTGGTGGATCGGGTGATGACCGATGAGCAAGTTAAAAAGTAGGAAGTTGCCAAGGGCAAAAGTCCACAACACTGGGCCTTACCTTGACCCTCTTGGTCCATTTAGGAAAGCAAAGGTAGCTATCAGCCCATCAAAGCACACAAAGCCAAAGAAGCCTAAAGCTCTTCGGGGGCGTGTGTAATGGGACAACGCTGGATAGCAGACATAGAGTCCAACGGTCTGTTGGACACCATAAGCAAAGTCTGGTGCATTGTACTTCGGTGCCCCGACACTGATGAAGTCAAAGCCTTTGGGCCGCACGAGATACAAGAAGGCCTAGACCTCTTATCGACAGCTGATGAGGTCATAGGCCACAACTTTGTGTTATACGACTACCCTGCCCTACAGATCGTGTACCCAGACTTTAAGATCAAAGGTAAAATCACAGACACCCTGATCCTCAGTAAGATGATACACCACGAACTCTTCAACGATGATGCAGAGCGCAACTGGAGTGCAGAGAAGTTCCCAAAGAAGTTCTGGGGTCGGCATAGTCTCAAGGCTTGGGGTATGCGTCTAGGCGACTTCAAGGATGACTATGAGGGCGGCTGGGATGCCTTTAGTGAAGAGATGCTCACCTATTGCATCCAAGACACTCAAGTCACAGCAGCGCTCTACAAGAGCCTGATGAAGACTGAGCCTTCAGAGCAAGCAATCTACCTCGAACACCGTATGGCTTCTATCTGCCATGAGATCGGTCAGAACGGGTGGACCTTTGACCAAAAGGCAGCGGGTGAACTGTACGCAGAGCTAGCACAGAAGCGTCATGTCATCGAAGAAGATCTAAAGGACTTGTTCCCAGCGTGGGAGGTCACAGAGGACTTCTTGCCAAAGAGGGACAACAAGACACTGGGCTATAAGGCTGGCGAAGTGTTCGTCAAAAAGAAGACTGTGTACTTCAACCCAAACAGCAACCCCCACATCCAGCGCTGTCTAGTCGATAAGTACAAGTGGAAGCCCAAGGAGTTTACTCCCAACGGCCAAGCTAAAATCGATGAGAATGTGCTGGTCAAACTACCGTATCCAGAGGCCAAACGTCTTGCTGACTTCAAGCTGATCCAGAAGCGGATCGGCATGTTAGCAGAAGGCAATGGTGCTTGGCTCAAGAAGGTGGATGCAGATGGCCGCATTAGGCATCGCATTGATCCTTTGGCCACTACCAGCACCAGAGCGGCGCACTCCTCGCCTAATCTTGGGCAGGTGCCCAGCGCACGGTCTCCATACGGCAAAGAGTGCCGCAGTCTCTTTGGTGTGCCAGAGGGCTGGGTGCTCTGTGGTGCTGACCTTAGTGGCATTGAGCTGAGAGCGCTTGCTTCATACCTAGCGCCTTACGATGGCGGTGAGTATGCAAAGCAGATACTCGAAGGTGACATCCACAGCTATAATGCAGAGGCATTCGGAACTGATCGCTCTACAGCCAAAACACTTATTTACTCAATAAATTATGGTGGTGGCGATAGTCGAGTAGGTGAGATTGCAGGTGGTGGTAGAGCCAAAGGTAAGCAGCTCAAAGAGCAATTCTTTAAGTCTGTGCCAGCCTTCGCAACTCTAATGAAGAACCTCAAAGCAGCCTATGCCCGTGGGTACATCAAGACCTGTGATGGGCGAAAGCTCAAGATCAGGTCGGAGCACAGGTGTCTCTCACAGCTACTACAGAGTTGTGGGAGCCTAGTCAGTAAGTGGTGGGTTCTTCTCACTTATGACGAAATCAAGAAACAGCATGGCGACAATTCTTACATCGTAGGTTGGATACACGATGAATTGCAGATCGCCTGTAAGAACGAGGCAGTAGCAGAAGATGTCGGTAATATCGCTAGACGAATGGCGGAAGAAGCAGGCCGCACTCTCAACCTTAAGATCCCCATTGCCGCAGAGCATTCCGTGGGAAGAACTTGGTTTGAGACCCACTGAAGTCGATGAGTACATAGAGAACCTTGTGTCTCTCTACATCGTCCTAGACCGCGCATGGCGCAACCCTTTCACCGTGAAGTCTGACTTTGCTCGTGACGGGGCATTGCACATAGCCATAGCGGCCTCTGAGGGCTTCATCACAACAAAAGTAGATACCGATAGCTGGGGACGCCGATGGTGCATCACAGAGGTCGGTATGGAAGTCAAAGGAGACATCGATGATGTCCTTAAAGAAATCTTACAGCCAACCCACCCTGCTAATTGATGGCGACCTGTACCTCTTTAGAGCTGCAACAAGCGTGGAGGAGGAGACAGACTGGGGTGATGACATTTGGTCACTCTCGACTGACCTGTCAGCAGCAAAGCGTGTGTTCAACTCCATGGTCGATGGGTTCAAGCAGGCACTAAGTGCAGACGATGTAGTCATCACGCTTTCAGGCTCTAAGAACTTTCGCCGGGGAGTAGAGCCAACCTACAAGGCAGCTCGTAAGAAGACACGCAAGCCTGTGGGCTACTCAGCTATGGTCGAGTGGGTCAAAGAGACTTGGGACTATGTGTTAGTCGATGAGCTGGAGGCTGATGATGTCATGGGCATCATGGGGTCAATCCCCGGCACTAAGGCCATCATCGTGTCCGACGATAAAGACATGAAGAGTATCCCATGTAAGCTCTACAGGCCTCAGAGTAACGAGAGGATGACTATCAGTCAAACTGAGGCTGACAGTTACTTCCTCACACAGACCCTGACGGGAGACCCAACCGATGGCTATGCCGGGTGTCCTACCATGGGTCCAAAGACAGCAGCAAAGGCGCTGGGCACACACCCGACTTGGAATGCTGTGGTCGCCGCCTACCAAAAGCAGAAACTAGATGCCGACTACGCGCTGACCCAAGCGCGGCTTGCTCGCATCCTACGCCACACGGACTGGGATGATGATGCAAAGGCAGTAAAACTATGGGAGCCAACAAGATGAACATGAGTGTCGCATTCAAATGCAAACTAAACGATGAACAAGAGTTCATGCTGGGGCAAGCCATGCTTCGCCATGAGAGCCAGATAGACCGCTCTTATATGTCTCTGGCAGACAAGAGAACTGGCGATTGGTCAACAGTCAAAAAGCCACTCAAGAAGAGCGCAAGACGCGCTATGCTTCGGTGGTTTTACGACTACACCTATGGCCGTGAGTTTGACCTCAAGACACTACTTGAGAACAACGGTGCTAACTGTGTTTACCACATGGCGAGGAAGCTAGTCGCTGCCGGGGCAATCACTGAAGTCTCAGAGCACAACGGAGGAGCTGCTGGCTCCAAGATCTACATCGTGTCTGACCGTGAAGTGATCGGGAGGATGTTAGCTGATGGATAAAGACAGCGACCTAATCAAAGTCACAGAGGTGCATGAGCATGAAGATGGCAGTGCCACGCTGCAAGTAGAGTGCAGCCCAGAGACTTTTGCAGCAATCTTCAATGTGGGCTTCGTGTCTCTGGTCAAAGCGGGACTGTACTGGGAGACAGATAATGGAAACTGATGACATCGTTGTGAAGCCTAAGCACTACACACAGTACGCTATTGAACCAATCACCTTTATCATGACTAACAAGCTGCCGTTCCACATAGGCAACATAGTCAAATATGCAGTCAGGGCTGGGTCTAAAGCCTACCCCAATCAGACCGCAGAACAATCAGAAATCACCGATCTAAAGAAAGCCATCCGCTACTGCGAGATGCGTATAAATCAACTTGAGGGAAACGAACTATGAACATGATGAACAGCACAGCTATCTATGGGCCAACCATTGGTATCAGTGAAGAGATACACAAGATGAAGTACCGCTCAGTGGGCGAGACCTACAAGGAGGCCATGACCCGTGTATCTGATGCGCTAAAAGATGGAGAGGAGCACTTTGAGGCCTTCCGTGGCATCCTCTACAACATGCGCTTCCTACCAGCTGGGCGTGTCCAGAGTGCTATGGGTGCTCCCCGGCGAGTGACACCCTACAACTGCTTTGTGTCTATGACTATCGAAGACAGTATGCACGGAATCATGGAAGCAGCAGCAAACGCAGCAAAGACCATGCAGCTAGGTGGTGGCATTGGGTATGACTTCAGCACCCTGCGTCCCCATGGCTCCCTCATCCGCTCCCTCGACAGTAAAAGCTCAGGCCCTATGAGCTTCATGGGCATCTTTGACGCTGTGTGTAAGACTATTGCCTCAGCAGGTCACCGTAGAGGCGCTCAGATGGCCGTGCTGCGTGTGGACCACCCCGACATCGAGACATTCATCCGTGCCAAGAACAACAGCACTGAGCTTACACAGTTCAACATGAGTGTTGGTGTGACCGATGAGTTCATGCAGGCAGTCAAGGATGACACAGACTTTGACTTGGTGTTCGAGGGGCAGGTCTATCGTACTGTGAGCGCTACAGCACTATGGGATGACATCTTGCGCTCGACTTGGGACTGGGCAGAACCCGGCATCCTCTTCATCGACCGTATCAACAAGAAGAACAACCTGCATTACTGTGAGACCATTGCAGCCACCAACCCCTGTGGTGAACAGCCGTTACCACCCAATGGCGCATGTCTCCTTGGTAGCTTTAACCTCGTAAAGTACGTCAAGCACAACGGCATCCAGAGTGGCGACAAGGCAACCTTCGACTATGAGAAGCTCAAGGCTGATATTCCGCATGTAGTCCGTGCCATGGATAACGTGGTGGACCGTGCAGTCTACCCACTGCCAGCACAGGAGAAAGAAGCCAAAGACAAGCGGCGTATGGGGCTGGGTGTCACTGGTGTAGCTAATGCCATTGAGGCGCTGGGCTTTCCGTATGGATCACCTGACTTCATGGACACCATGGAAGAGATCATGCGTACCATCCGTGACGGTTGCTACCGTGCGTCTATTGATCTGGCCAAAGAGAAGGGCCCATTCCCACTGTATAGCCACAAGTTCCTAGACAGCGGCTTTGCTCAGACGTTGCCCGGCGACATACGCAATGACATTGGTGAGTATGGCATCCGCAACAGCCACCTCCTCAGCGTAGCACCAACAGGCACAATCAGCCTTTCAGCAGACAATGTGTCCTCTGGCATCGAGCCAGTGTTCTCGCACTATTACGACCGCACCATCCAGACCTTCGATGGTCCACGGGTAGAGCGGGTAGAAGACTATGGTGTCCGTGAGTTTGGTGTCAAAGGTATGGCAGCAGATGCGCTATCGGTGTTTGACCATGTTCGTGTGCTCAACCTTGCCTCCAAGTATGTCGATAGTGCTTGTAGCAAGACCTGTAATGTCGGGGATGATGTTACTTGGGAACAGTTCAAGGATGTCTACATGCAAGCCTATGACGGAGGCTCCTCTGGATGCACCACGTTTAGGGCCAGCGGTAAGCGCTTTGGCATTCTCAATGCCTCTACAAGCGAAGATGCTGCGATAGAGACTGTGATAGAAGTAGATGCCTTTGTGGACGAGAAGGAAGGTGGCGCTTGCTACCACGATCCAGCCACTGGCCTGCGTACCTGTGAGTAAACTAGAGAGGCCCTTCGGGGCCTCTTTGACCAACTAAAGACAGGAGAACAGAATGTTCACTGTAGAGTTCGAGCAAGACCACACAAAGATAGTAACAGTTGACCAGAGTGGCGCACACGAAGACGTAGAGATGTTCCTAGAAGAAGACGGGACTGTGT